TGCACAGAAGAGAACAAGCAGACATTCAGACACTCCACAAATCGATACACCTCACGCTAGACGTAGAGTATCATTAGTGGATTATGAATTTGCTGATCTTATCGATGACCAAGACAAGGTAAGACTCTTAATCGATCCAACTTCATCTTATGCTCAAGCTGCTGCATTCGCAATGGGTAGAGCTATGGATGATGAAATCATTAGTGCTGCGTTAGGTACGTCATTCACTGGTGAAACTGGTAGTACGTCAACTGCACTTCCTTCTGCACAGAAGTTAGGAACAGGTGACTCAAATGGTTTAACAATCGCTAAACTAAGATCTGCTAAAGAAATCTTAGATGCAGCTTCTGTTGATCCATCAATTACTAGACACATCATTGTATCGCCTAAACAGATTACTGATTTATTAGGTACAACTGAGGTTACATCTAGTGACTTCAACACTGTAAAAGCATTAGCTTCTGGGGATGTTAATCAATTCTTAGGATTTAATTTTATAGTGTCAAACAGATTGAATGCTACTGGTTCTAAAAGACAGTGCATCGCTTACGCACAAGACGGAATTGCTTTGGGTGTAGGTAAAGATGTTACAGCTAGAATAGATGAGAGAGCTGACAAAGGTTATGCTACTCAAGTTTACTACTGTGCTTCTTTTGGTGCAACTAGAATGGAAGAAGAAAAAGTAGTTGAAATCCAAGCAACTGAATCGTAATAGGAGGATAAAGTTATGGGTACTAAAAATACAGACTTAGTAGCAAACTTTGAGGCTTCTCCTCAAGTTGCTAACAACGCAGCTGAACTTCATGGTGTTCTTAGAACAGCAAGTGGTACAGTTGAACTAGCTGCTGGTGATAGTGATGATAACGATATTGTTATGTTAGCACCGATCCCATCAAATGCTTCAGTGTCAAGTTTATTCATTGGCTCTGACAGTTTAGGTGGATCATGCACATTCAATGTTGGAATCTATACTACTGCTGGTGCAGTTAAAGATGAAGATGTCTTTGCAACTCTAGTAGCCGATGGTGCTGCTATGACAGACGTTAGATTCGAAGCTGCAAACATCGACACAGCTGGTCAAAAAATGTATGAATTAGCTGGAGACACATCTGATCCAGGTGGTTACTACTACATTGCAGCGACTATGTCTGCTGCTGGTGGAACTGCTGGAACAATGTCTTGGAACATTTCATACGTTGTAAACTAACAGAATTTTAGGCGGGGAAAGCGAGAGTGGAACCCGCCTAGGATGCAATGAAACAGATTAAAGATTTAAAAACAATTCTACATTTTAAAAAAGGGAACTATGTATATCGTTATGTTCTCGTTGATAGATTTCAGCATGGACCAAAGTATCACTATGGATTTGATACAAAGGAAGAAAGAACAGAAGAAGAAATATTTGCTTTACAAACTAATAGAAAATTAAGAAGAAAGTATATCATTAAGAATGACAAAAAATGATTTTGATCCAAGAAACCTTGGATTATACGCTGAACCAAAACAATTATTGCATTTTCAATGGCAAGACGATACTAGAGTATATAGATATGCTTTAGTTGAAATTATTGAAGAAAAAGATATTAATAGTAGAACTAAGCAGAAAAAAGATGAGTTAGAATTAACTCAAGAAGATATATGGAGAAAATATGGCATCAGTAGTAGACATTTGTAATGGAGCATTAAATCAACTTGGTGCTACCACAATCTTAACTTTGACAGAAGATTCTAAGAACGCAAGACTTTGCAACGCAAGATACACACAAATAAGAGATAGTGTATTTAGATCACATCCATGGAATTGTTTACAAAAAAGATTACAACTTGCTGCAGACAGTGATGCTCCTGCATGGGGATTTACAAAACAATACACAATACCTGCAGATTGTTTAAGAGTTCTTACAATATTAGATTACGATGCTGATTATAAAATAGAAGGTAGAAAAATTTTAACCGATAACTCTACCATGAAAATACTTTACATTTCAAGAATAGAAGATCCAAATGAATACGATGAATTACTAAGAGAAACTTTATCAGCTGCTATAGCTGCAGACATTGCTTATGCAGTAACAAGTTCTAATCCAACTGCAACGAATATGTACAATCTATTTCAAAGTAAATTAAAAGAAGCTAGGTTTGTAGATTCAACAGAAGGTCAAAACTTATCACCAGATAAGGGAATGGCAGATGTTATTGGTGCTGATACTTTTTTAAATTCGAGGTTCTAATACATGGCAAGAGTTGCTGTTCAATTAACAAACTTCACAGGTGGTGAATTATCACCAAGACTTGATGGTCGTAATGATCTAACTAAATATCCTACAGGATGTAAGACGCTTGAGAACTTTGTTGTATTTCCACATGGTAGTGCTGCAAGAAGATCTGGTACACAGTTTGTTGCAGAAGTAAAAGATAGTTCAGCTAAAACAAGATTAATACCTTTTGAGTTTTCTACAACACAAACTTATATGTTAGAGTTTGGAAATCAGTATATTAGATTCTATAAAGACAATGGTCAAATATTAGAATCAGATGTTACAATCAGTGGAGCAACACAAGCCAATCCAGTAGTAATAACTGCAACAGGTCATGGGTATTCTAATGGTGATGAAATATCTATTAGTGGTGTTGTAGGTATGACAGAACTAAATAACAAAAGATATTTAGTTGCAAACAAAACAACCAATACATTTGAGATTACAGATGTTGATGGCACAAATATAAATGGTACAGGTTTTACTGCTTACACTTCTGGTGGTGTAGCAAATAGAGTTTATGAAATATCAACTCCATATTTAACAGCAGAATTATTTGATATTAAGTTCGCACAATCTGCTGATGTTATGTACATCACGCATCCTAATCATGAAGTAGAAAAACTATCAAGAACAGGTCACACTTCTTGGACTTTAGCTGATGTTGATTTTACTGATGGTCCATATTTAGATGATAACATTACAACTACAACATTAAATCCTTCATCACATACAGTAGGAACAGGAGTTACAGTAGTAGCTTCTGCTACAACAGGAATAAATGGTGGTAGTGGATTTCAATCTACTGATGTTGGAAGATTAGTTAGATTTGGAGATGGCTATGGAAAAATAACAGCAGTTTCAGATACTTTAAATTTTACTATGGAGATATTAGAAGATATGGGTTCAGCAACTGCTTCTACAGATTTTGCATTAGGTTCTTTTTCAGATACTACAGGTCATCCTACTTGCGTAACCTTCTTTGAACAAAGATTAGTTTTTGCAGGTACAACAGATCAACCGCAAACAGTTTTCTTTTCAAAGTCTGGTGACTATGAAAACATGAATGAAAACAGAGGTGGTACTGTAGCAGATGATGATGCAATCATTTATACAATAGCATCAAACCAAGTTAATGCTATCAGATTTATGACAGCTACAAGAACTTTAATTATTGGAACAGCTGGTGGTGAGTTTGCAGTAAGTGGGGGTGGTACAGATGTTGCAATTACACCTACAAATATTCTAATTAAAAAACAATCTAACCATGGTGCAGCAAACGTAGATGCTATACCTGCAGGTAATGCTACATTATTTTTACAAAGAGCTAAAAGAAAACTAAGAGAACTAGCTTACAACTTTGATGTTGATGGTTATGTATCTCCCGATCTAACTATCCTTGCAGAACATGTTACTGAAGGTGGATTAACTCAACTATCATATCAACAAGAACCGAATCAAATTATTTGGGGTACAAGAGACGATGGTGAGTTAGTAGGTTTAACTTATCAAAGAGAACAGCAAGTTGTTGCATGGCATAGACATATTTTTGGTGGAGTGTTTGGTAGTGGTAATACAGTTTGTGAAAGTGTTGCTACAATTCCAACAGACAATTCTGAATATCAAACTTATGTTATTGTAAAAAGAACAATCAATAGTGTAACCAGAAGATATGTAGAATATATAAACAATTTTGATTTTGATGAAACAGATGACACCACATTTAATTTTTTAGATTCACAACTTAATTACAGTGGTTCATCTACAGATACAATTACAGGATTAGATCATCTTGAAGGTCAAACAGTATCTATCTTAGCAGATGGTTCTACTCACCCAGATAAAACTGTTAGCTCTGGAAGTATTACTTTAGATAGAAATGTTACAAAAGCTAAAGTTGGATTAGGATATACATCTTTACTACAGACTATGAGACTAGATGCTGGATCACAAGATGGTACATCACAAGGTAAGACTAAAAGAATATTTGATATTGCAATAAGACTCTATGAATCAATCGGTGTAGAAGTAGGACCAGACTTAACTAATATGGAAAGAATACCATTTAGAAGTTCTGCTGATGCTATGGATAGTGGTTTAGGAGTATTTACTGGAGATAAAGAAGTGGAGTTTAGAGGTAACTATGAAACAGATGGGTTTATCTTTGTAAGACAAACACAACCTTTACCTTTGACGATTTTATCGTTATACCCTAGACTTCAGACAAATGATGGATAATATACTATATGTAGTGCCGTATACAAAAGAACACGGCAGATATATACTATCAAATCAAATGAACCATCCTTTGATGGATAAGGATGCAGAGTTTGATGCTGATGCTGTACAACTGGAGGAAAAAGGATTGGCTTATACTTGTATGATAAATAACGAACCTGTTGCAGCAGCTGGTATGAAAATCATTTGGAGTGGTGTAGCAGAAGGTTGGGTGTTAGCAACCAATAAAGTTTGGGATCATCCTATCCTTGTTGCACGAGCCATCAAAAAAAATTTTGCAAGATTAGCAAAAGAAAATAATATTAAAAGAGTTCAAACTGCTGTAAGACAAGACTTTGACAAAGGTTTAAAATTTGCTAAGTGGTTAGGATTGGAGAACGAAGGATTAATGAAACACTACGGATTTGATG